CTTCTAAGCTGTGGGTCAGGGGTTCGAATCCCTTATGCGTGGCCAGTTAGGGCCTCTAGCTCATGTTGGTTAGAGCAGCGGACTCATAATCCGTTGGTGCCGTGTTCGACTCACGGGGGGCCCACCACTTGAGAAACCCTATAGTCAACTCAGCTATAGGGTTTTTTCTTGTCCAAACGGCTGTGATCGTGTACAATATGCATTTAAACAAGGACAGCAATGACAGCACTACAGCAAAAGTTCTACGCTGCGTTAGCCTCGCTACAGCAGCACACAAATTTAGATGACGAAGAACAGCAAGACGCAATTGCTGCACTCGCGCAGCTAATCGAGGATCACGTCAAATAACCCTAGGCCCTCTAGGGTCTTAGACAAAATTGGTTGACATTTTGGCGCAGAGATCGTACAATATACATATGTTGAAGGAGCGGCGAATGCGAGCAAAGAGATCAGATCGTAATCACATCATCTATGAACTACGTGTTAACGGTGAGAACTACATTGGTGTCACAGCCAAGACTGAATCAACTATTAATAAGAGTGTTCGCGCTCGTGCTGCCAAGCACTTCTATCGTGCCAAAACAGAAACTAAGAATTGGCTGCTTTGCTCAGCTCTACGCAAGCTCAACAGCAAAGAAGAAATTGAAATCATTGTTCACGAGATTGTTCGTGGCAAAGCCCTGGCCCATAAGCGCGAAGTAGAAATCCGCAGACTGGTAGGCCCTACACTAAACACAGACACACGAGGAGACTAACATGGACTTGACCGTAGAAATGTATCGTATAGATCGTCGCTGCAAAGCGGGCCGAGTACTAGTAATGAAGCAGGACTACACAGACGTGAGCTGGGCCCAAATGGAGCGCATGTACCCACGTCGTCCACGCTACATCGTAGAGTTTCACGAGACTTGGGTTACAAAGACTAACCTTATGACGGGCTTGCCCTATCAGGAACGTTACGATACCCCACATTGCTGTTCAGCAGCCAGCGAGACCTACTGGAGCATGTAGGGGTTGACAACTAGGAATTTTGGCAGTATAATACAGGCTTACAACGTTAAGGAGCGACCTATGACTAACCCAATCCCTTCTAGCAACATTTGGCACACACCCGCAGATCTCAACGAGCTGCAGGATATGATCAATCAGTTCACAGGCCAGGAAGCTGCGCTGGCTGCACACGTGATGATGTTGACCCTGAACACCTGCCACAAATTAGTCGATGAAGCTATCAAGGAGGCCGCATGAGGTACTGGGACGAACTGCTGCGCGAGCAGCGTAATGGTCTAACCGTGATCGTGGACAAGACCTGGGAAGACTGCTCTATTCGCGATCTCTTTGATGAAAGCTGCTGTGATGTAGAGGACCTGGAACGTAAGGTTAACAGGGGCGATTTGGATTGGTTTATGCTCAGAGCTCGCGTCATGTACAATGATCTGGAACTGGGCTCAGAGATCTGTGGAGGGTTCCTCTACGAAGATGCTCGCGATGTGCTGCGTGATGGTATGGCTGACGAGATGATCTGGCAAGCAGAGGAAGAAGCCAAACGACAATTACCCGGCCTTATTGAAGGGTTATTGCGTGTAGAGGTTGACAAATTGGCTGCGTGAGCATACAATAGAGACTTAGCAACAAAGGAGCGCGATATGCAGACACTTTTTAGCACAGCAGGCGACGGCTTGTGGAGCAACGTAGCAAAGCCTGTACACATTGTAGACATGCAACTTGCCTACATTAACGACGAGAGAGATTTTGGCGAGCTGCGTGTTTACTTTAACACTAAGTTTTGGGACGTTAACAAAGACGGTCTCATTTACACAGACAGCAACTTTATTGAAGAACTGCGCAATTTTTTAATTGCACAAGAACTAACTGACGACTGCGACTACAGCGAGCAAGGCATGCAGGGAGACAACTACGTTAGCTTAGACGTGGGAGAGGGCTTTATTGCTGCGTGGGATGCAAAGTTTAACTTGTTTGCATAAGCACAAAACGGGGGTTGACAACAGCCCCCGTTTATAGTACAATAGACACACATTAACACAAAGGAGCGTGAAATGGCTACTCGAAGCACTATTGCAATGGAGCAACCCGACGGTCGCGTAATGCAGATCTACTGCCACTGGGACGGTTACCTTGATCACAACGGAGAGATCCTTCAGGAGCACTATCGTGATCGCGCTAAGGTTTTGGCACTCATGTATCTGGGCGATATCAGCTCCTTAGCTCCTAGCATCGGAGAACCGCACGATTGGGACAACTGCCCTGAGGGTGTCTGCAACGCCTACGGACGCGATCGTGGCGAATCGGGCTGTGAAGCTCGTGTGTTCAAGGACTTTGAGGACTACAAGGCCAACCACCAGTACGAAGAATACGAGTATATCTTCCGTTCGGACGATCAGTGGTATGTTTCCGAATACAGCCGAGCCTACCGCGCACTTGAGCAGGTGCTGGCAGAAGCAGAAACCCTAGAGGATTAAGGGTTATTACTGAATGGGGTTGACAACAGCCTCATTTGGTAATATAATAGAGGTATGTTCAACAAATGCATAGGAGCGAAAATGCCAGCAGTAATTGAGATTCGTGAGGGTTCGTATAAGATCCGTGGCTCAGATGTGAGCATGGCCGGTAACCGTTTCGAACTAGTAGAGCAATACAAAGAAGGTGCTCAGGGTGGTTATGTAACCGTAGAAGGTGGCTCTGTACAGCCTGCTAACCCTGGCATTCCAGATCGTAAGATCCGTATTCGTTGCAGTTCAGCACAAAGTTACATGATTGTCGCCGGTGAAGTGCCAGCAATGCCCGCAGGTGATAAAAGTTTGGAGCAGATTAAAATTTCAGATAATGCCGTAGCACACGAAACGGACGAGCAGATCATCGAACGTCTTCGTAACCGTTTTGACGTGCTCAAAGATATGACCAAAGCAGTCAAAGAAGGTACCGTGCGAGCTATGATCGTCACAGGCCCTCCAGGCGTGGGCAAGAGCTTTGGTGTAGAAGAAGTACTAAGCAAGGACGATCTCTTTGATATGATGGGTCAGCGCAAGCCCAAATATGAGATTGTCAAAGGCGCAATGTCAGCAGTGGGTCTGTACAGCAAGCTCTATCACTACAGCGAAAAAGGCAATGTTATCGTGTTTGATGACTGCGACTCTGTGCTGTTGGATGACCTTAGCCTTAATATTTTGAAGGCTGCTCTGGACTCTAGCAAGAAGCGTACTATCTCTTGGAACACTGACAGCCGTGTTCTGCGTTCAGAAGGAGTGCCAGATCGCTTTGAATTTAAAGCAGGCGCTATCTTTATCACTAACATCAAGTTTGAGAATGTGCGTTCTAAGAAACTGCAGGATCACCTTGCCGCTCTTGAAAGCCGTTGCCACTACATTGATCTTCAAATGGACACAGATCGCGAAAAGGTCTTGCGCATTAAGCAGATCACCCAAGATGGCATGTTGGACAGCTACGAGTTTGAAGACTGCGTTAAGGATGAGATCATTGATTACATTCTTGAAAAACGAGCACAAATGCGTGAGCTGAGCCTGCGTACGGTACTCAAGGTAGCAGACCTGCGCAAGAGCTTTCCTACAAATTGGAAGAGCATGGCAGAAGTTACCGTTATGAAGCGAGGTGCCTAATGGAAGGCCCGTCTAAGACCTGTACTTGGATTGGGCCCGAGCAGGACCCTTTGAAGCACTGGCCCATTCATTACTGCGGGTGTCCTAGTGTTCAAGGGTCTAGCTACTGCGCTGATCACTACTGGAAGGTCTATGCTCGAGGCACTTCAGTTAACGGCCGTCGACGTGAACGTGCCATAGAGCAAGAGATTCAACAACTTAAACAAGCACAAGAGCTTGAGGAGTATGAAAATGAAAACTAACATCTTTACAATTGCCCTGCTGGCGCTTGTAATCGTATTCTTTTTTGCCGTAGGTCCTATCCTGGTAATTTGGAGTATGAATACACTATTCCCCGTGTTGGCCATTCCGTATACGTTTTGGACATGGTTAAGCGTGGTCTTGCTCGGCGCATTCTTTCGAGCAAATGTTTCCATTAAACGGAAAGATTGAGGTTGCTATTTTACAACAAGAATGCTACTATATTGACACGCTGTGGAACACAGCCATATAACATAAAGGAAAACACAGACATGAAACGTATCTCTAAAGACTCAAAGACTTTTAAGATTTTTACTGCACTACAAAATGGTGACAAACTAACTGCAAGCCAAGCTGAGAAGCGTTTTGGCGTAAAGAACCTGGCTGCTGAAGCAAGCCGTCTCCGCCAAGCTGGTTATGCTGTTTATGCTAACTCTCGCAAGGCAGGTAATGGTGTTACCGTTACTGAGTATGAACTAGGCCGTCCTTCACGCGAGATCGTTGCTCTAGGCTACTTAGCTCGTAACATGGGCATGACATTGGCTTAATAGGTCGCTCCACAAAACCAAGCCGATTCGCTCCCGGGGCGGTTTTGGAATAGGGTCCTAAGGGCCCTATTTTTTTGGCCGTTTGTTGCAAAAAAGCCACAGGCCGGCACTCTCCAAAATGGTTGACAGAACTGCTGTTTGATGGTATAATAGAGTTATTGTTAAGGAGCGATGATGAGCACATTTACAGCAGATCAAGTTTGGGGCCTAGCTGTTAGGGCTGATACACAGAATGGCGGCTACTGCAAAGAGCCTGTATTCGCTGCTACCGCTACACACGGGATCGATTACAATAACGTGATCAAACAAGCCAACAAGGTTCTGGTCAAGAACTGGCTCAGAGAGAATGCTCAGCCTACAGCAGAAGAGATCACTCTTGGCCAAGAGTATCGTAACTATTTCAAAACATTCACCCTCAAAGCACTCACTGGCAAGATCAATGACTTTGAGACCACAGCTATGAAGATTGCAGCCAAAGACGAGTTCACTGGCCGTGATATGTTGGACTTTGCTGTTGTCAGCTGTTTACCCAGCGTAGCTCGTCGTGATAAGGCCCAAACAGAGCTCAAGCGAGAGATCTATCAAAGCGAGCAACTCTCCGGCGCTGTAGGTGATGAGATCGTAGGGGAGATCGAAGTGATCCGCACACGATTCAACCCTGAATACAACAAGTATCGCATCACTGCTCGTATGGGTGAGAGCTTTATTGATTTTTGGTACAAGGATGATGTCAAAGGCACTATCCGTATCAAGGGCAAGATCAAGAATGTTCGTGGCGATAAAACAACACAGCTCAACTATGTTAAAAAAGTTGGTTGACAACTGCACCAAGAGGTGCTACAATAATGATACTGGGAAAGTAATTGTTTTAACTCTTTTTATTAGCGAGGTCTAGAATGGCAAAAGCACAAGACGTTTCCGTCCGTCAAGTTGGCCCTAAGGGTGCCAAAAAAGCAATCCGTCACGCAATTAAAATGCGTCGTCCTGTATTCCTGTGGGGCCCTCCAGGTATTGGTAAGTCCGATCTCGTGAAGCAGATCGGTGATGATTCCAACCGTGAGGTTATTGATGTGCGCCTAGCACTTTGGGAACCCACCGACATCAAAGGTATTCCGTATTACAACGCAGACCAGGGCAAGATGGTTTGGGCTCCTCCCGCAGAACTGCCCATTGACCCAGAGTCCACTGCTATCATCTTCTTGGATGAATTGAACTCTGCTCCTCCTGCTGTTCAGGCCGCGGCCTATCAGTTGGTGCTGAACCGTCGTGTTGGTACCTATGTTCTGCCTAAGGGTGTTGACGTAGTCGCCGCTGGTAACCGTGAAGGTGACCGTGGTGTTACCTATCGTATGCCTGCTCCGTTGGCTAACCGCTTCCTGCACTTGGAAATGAAGGTGGACTTTGATGACTGGCAAGATTGGGCTACCCTTAACAAGGTGCATCCTGAGGTTGTAGGTTATGTGGGTTTTGCCAAGCAAGACTTGTATGACTTCGATCCTAAGAGCCCTAGCAAGTCATTTGCTACTCCTCGTTCTTGGAGTTTCGTCAGCGACCTGTTAGGTGATGACGGTGTTGACGAAGATACTTTGTCTACATTGGTAAGTGGTGCTATTGGTGACGGCTTGGCTGTTAAGTTTATGGCTCACCGTAAGATTGCTGGCAAATTGCCTAAGGCAGAAGACATCCTTATTGGCAAGGTCAAGGACCTTCAGATCAAGGAAGTGTCAGCGATGTATTCTTTGACCGTTTCATTGTGCTACGAGTTGAAAGACCGTGCAGAGAAAAAGGTTAAAGATTGGGATGCTCAGGCAGACAACTTCTTCCGCTACATGATGGACAATTTCCCAACTGAGATTGTGGTCATGGGTGCTAAGACTGCTCTTACCAACTACGACTTGCCGTTGGACGCTACAAAGATGAAGAGCTTTGACGAGTTCCACAAGCGTTTTGGTAAGTATGTTTTGAAAGCGATGGAGAATTAAGACCTCGCCCATCGCCGGGCGGGGGCTCACCCAGGGCTTCCGCCCACCTTTTGGAGTGCCGGGCGGTGTTGTAAATACGCAACATCGTCCGGTTTCTTTTTGGTTGACAAACCCGGATCCTGGTGCTATAATATACACATACTAAGGAGAGCGACTAATGTCTACAAACATCGTTGATAAATTAACTACTGCACGGGTCGGTCTATTGCTCAAAGCACCGTTCTTTGGCAACATGGCAACTCGTATGCGTTTAGTCTGTGCTGACGACTGGTGCCCTACTGCGGCGACCAATGGCCGTGACTTTTATTACAACACAAAGTTCATCGAAAAACTTTCAGAGAAAAAACTAGAGTTCCTGTTTGGTCACGAGATCCTTCACTGCGTGTTTGATCACTTTGGCCGTGTAGGTAGCCGTGATCGTCAACTTTCTAACATCGCACAGGACTTTGCTGTAAACCAAATCCTTGTAGACGAGCGTATTGGTGAGAAGATCACTGAGGTTAAGATCTGTTATGATCCTAAGTTCCGTGGACTTGCTTGGGAAGAAATCTACGATATTCTGTATGAAAAAGCAGAGAAGATTCCTATGGATCAACTGATGAAAGAGTTGGGCGATCTGTTGGACGAGCACATTAAGGAACAAGAGGGTGCTGGCTCAGAAGATGACAAGACCAAAGACGGTAAGAGCAAGCCTAGCCTTAGCAAAGAAGAAGCAGAACGCATCAAGCAAGAGATCAAAGAAGCAATGATCCAAAGTGCCGCGGCCGCTGGTGCAGGCAAGACTCCTGCAGGCATTATGCGTATGATTAAGTCTATGACTGAGCCTAAGATGGACTGGCGTCAGTTGGTGCAACAAGAGATCCAAAGCATTGTTCGCAACGACTACTCCTTCCAGCGTGTTAATCGCAAGAGTATGCACTCAGGCGCAATCTTGCCAGGCATGAAAGAAGCAACTACCATTGACGTGGCTATTGCTGTTGACATGAGTGGTAGTATTGGTGAAGAAGATGCCAGCACATTCCTTTCGGAGATCAAAGGCATCATGGACCAATACGAGGACTTCAAGATCAACCTGTGGTGCTTTGACACAGAGATCTATAACCCACAAGAGATCACTCATGACAACTCACATGACTTGCTTGAGTATGAACCTCAAGGTGGCGGTGGCACAGACTTTGATGTCAACTTTACCTACATGGAAGAGAATGACATTCGCCCTAAGAAGTTCATTATGTTCACAGACGGCTATCCCTGTGGTAGTTGGGGTCCTGAGGACTACTGCGACACAATCTTTATCGTTAAGGGCAATACACAAGCAGAGGCGCCCTTTGGTCAAACGGTGATCTACGAAAAAGAGGCGGGCTAGGAGAGTGCCGGGGGGTGTGGCTAAAAAGCCACACTTCCACCAAAGGCCCCGCTGCTACACGTATGCACGTATATAGATTATGGTTGACAGATAGATAATTTGGCCTTATAATACATATACACAGACACAGAAAGGGGCGGTAAATGGAACTAGTAATTGCATTTGTCCTTGGGCTCATAGTAATGGACTTAATGTGGGCCTGGCGCTTGGGCATCCCTCAGATGCTTTGGGCACGTTGGAAGTATCGCAAAGTCCTTAAACAAATGTCAGAACAGGAGCAATCATGAAAGTATTCATCGCAGGTACAATCTTTGGTCTCGTAGTGGCTACCGTAGGATTATCGGGCATCGCTAAGATCTTCGATAATGGGGTTGCCAAAGTCCAGGAAGTATCTAAAGAAGCTGCGAAGTAATGCCTAGATACACGTTCTGGCGCAATTCTATAATCTGCGAAGTCTACGAACTTGAAGCAGGTTCAGAAGAGGAAGCACGTGAAAAGCTCATGAATGGAGAAGTGGACCCAATGACCGAAGAATGGGTTGATTGGGCCACTGACAACTTCGAGCTGGAAGACGTGGAAGATGAATTGGTAACATTCTTAAAATCAAAGGAAACAACATGACTTTTGGTATGATCGTTGAAGATCCCTTTTATGATGAAGATGGTGTACTCATTGACGAGGATGCTGATTGGGAAGATGTTGCAGACCCGGGCGACCTAGTCTACAACGAAGACATCGGCGAATGGTTGGACAAAGAGCTAGCTGCTCACGATCGCACCTACAGCCCATTCGATACAATCAACAGCTAACGTACATCATTTTGGTTGACAACTTGGCTTTTTGGTGTTAAACTATAGGCATAGTGAAAGGAGCCAGCTGTGAATCAAAATGAATTTGAATACCTGAAGCGAGCCGTTGATGCATTGGGATCGTCAGAGACAACTCCGATGGCCCGTGTCAAGATCTTAAGGACGATGGAGCAGATCGCCGGACGCTGTGCCGTGGTGATCGAGAGGGAGTTCCAAGACCGCGTAGATCAGAACTTGGCCAATGCACATTTGGTTGACCTTTTGAGAAAATGATTGTATAATTTTAACACTAACTTAAGGAGCGAATATGCCTAATTGGTGCAACAACAACTTGACGCTGGAGCATGATGATCCAGCAATGATTACCCGTGCTAAAGAAGCACTTGATCGTGGAGAGTTCCTGCAGGAGTTTATTCCTGTGCCCAAAGAACTCACAGAGACCATGGCAGGATCCTACGGGGATGATGCCAAACAAAAGGATCTGGAAGCACAGATGAAAGCCAATGTGGCCAAATATGGCTACAGCAACTGGTATGACTTCTGCGTGGGTGAATGGGGAACCAAATGGGATGTAGGCGGTGATGGACAAAGCGACATCCACCCAGACGGTAAGAGTCTATTCACTTCTTTTGATTCAGCATGGTCACCACCCGTGAATGCTTATCAGAAGTTGGAACAACTTGGCTTCCGTGTGAACGCAATGTTCTACGAATCCGGTATGGCATTTGCTGGTATTTACGAAGATGGCAACTGCGAGGACTTTAGCCTAGAAGGCATGAGTGCCGATGAGATCGAGCAGAACTATCCAGAGTTGGACGAAGCATTCTGCATCGCCGAGGCTATCCGTGAATTCCAGGAAGAGGACGAAGAGCTCACAGAGTGGATCAAGGATGGTGTTGAGCAGAACAAGAAACTAGGACTTGTTTCAGAATGATGCACATTGTTAAACTCGACAAGAGATACGATGGTTATGGAAGATTTAGCCATCGTGTCGAGTTTATCAGTTATGGCGCAGGTGCGAGGCTTACAGATCAAAAGAATTGGATTAAGTCTCGCAACTACTTGTGGACGCAATTCGGTCCGAGTGCCGAATTGCACCTAGCTCGCCCAGAGTTATTCGATGGGGTCCAACCAAAATGGGCCTGGGATGATTCTAAGAGTGCTATATATTTGAAAGACGAATCTTACACAATGTTCGTTTTGAAATGGGAGTCATGGCAAAATGCCTAGAGAGTTTAACTTCAGTTTTCACGTGGTCTGCGCCGGGGACGGCAAGGCAGACGTGGGCCGAGTCGAAGAAATGATCGATTTGGCCATGCAGGATCTGGTCTACGACGACGAGTTCATCGCCGCCTTGGACGAGAAGGACAGCGTTACTATTCAAGTAATTCCGCAATTTGGACAAACAAATGGTTGACAAACTTGAATAGTGATGCTACATTATTAACATGCCCAATAGGCATATCTTTAACACACACACTTTTTGGAGAACTTTAAAATGGCTACAGATAAGAAATTTGCGGTTGCTGGTGTTTCGACACTGGAAGGTAAGACCAAGCTTCGTTTCGCTAACGATGTTATGCGCATCAAGATCTTGGCAAAGAACGGTCACAAGGATGTTGAGCTCGTTGAGCTGCCATCAGAGATGACCAAGGCTGAGGCTGTACAACACCTCAAGAGCGTTGGTTTCGGCTCAGGCAATGCTGCTGTACAAGCTGCGATCGCCTACGCTGAGAAGAAGAATCCAGCCCCTAAAGCTGTTAAGACTACTGCCGCGAAGGCAGAGGCTGTTACCGCTTAAATCCGATTCGCTCCCGGTAGCGGTAACCTTGGGCCCTAGTATGCACACGTATACTAGGGCGTTTTTTTTGACTTCGGTTGACAACTGGATTAACTGATCATATAATAGTATTAACGAATTGGAGCACAGGAGCTTAAATACACACATGAGCAAATTAGAATACCTTGCAAGACCTCTGGTAGCATTCGATGCTTATAACAAAGATCATAGGCGCTACTACGCAGAGTTCCTAGAATACGGTGGATGGGGGCGATGTCCAGTTCGCTTTATTTGTCCCAGTGATTCCGGTTCAGATCTAACACTAATGATCAAGAACCACCTAACTGAATACTACATTGATCGCGAGTTTGGGGGCGGCAAACTGCAACAGCTCAAAAGCGAAGAACTCAGCGAAACCGCAGACGAAATGTATCGAAGAGCAGGGAAACTTCGTAAGGAAGCAGCCGCCCTGTTGAATCCCAGGAGAACCTAATGAGCGACCTTGATGTAACCATGATCATCCTTTACGGCCTTGGCCTACTTTCAGGCTGGTGGGCATCTAAGATCTTTCATCTGCACCTACTACGCAGCATCCTGAAGGATCTTGGGGTGAGTCAGCAGGATCTACTCGCACTCCTTAACCGATCAGAAGAAGAATCATCCGATGATCCCGAGCTGGATCAGATCGATATCAAAGTTGAGAAGCATAGTAACACACTCTATGCGTTTCGTAAAGACAACGATCAGTTCCTAGGGCAGGGCAACAGCAAGGAGCAGCTGATCGAAGCCATGGCGCAGCGTATGAAGAATGTAAGGTTGATCGTGGTTGAGGGCCGTGAATACATGGAGTCCAAAACGGTTGACACGACCGCGGTTTGAGCTTACAATTGAGTTATGAAAATTACAGAACTCCAGAACCTATACCGCGCAGGCCAGATCATCCGCAAGGCAGATCACGCAGACAAGTTGGACATCCAATTGGATCCCACAATGACTCGCGAGCTGTTTCGACAAGAAGTTGGCCGTGTTTACTTCATCGTAGTCAACGGTGAAATCAAGAAGATTGGCGGCTCACAGGCCAAGGGCGGACTCAAGGGAACCTTAGGGGCCTACTTCACTGGTTTTGCCAAGGGCATGAGCGCCAGGACCTATTGCGTATGGAACTTCATGCGCCAGCAGATCGATCAAGGGCACACGGTTGAGATCTATGTTACATTTGCTCCCCTGGTTGAAGCAACCATTCCAGGTCCCCTGGGACATGTAACCGTACACATTCCTGTAGACTATCATACCATTGAGAAGAGCTACGTGGATCACTTCGTGCTGGTCGAGAGCAAGCATCCTTACTTGAACATGCAGGAAAGTGCGGGCCGTTGGGAAGATACGGGGCTTTTAGAAGGCTATCACGGGCTTTGGGTTCCACAACAAGAAACCCTAGCAGCCTAAGGGTTATTCAAAAAAGTGGTTGACAACAGCCTCTAGATCGCATATAATACAAGCTCAACAAACAACTTAGGAGCGAAACATGGAAGCACAAGCACGTGAGTATTTTGTCCGTCGTCTTAACGAAGTAGCACAAGAAAAAGTGCAGGCCAAAGCAGTAGAACTTTACGGCGCAAGTGGCCGTCCAGAACAGCCTACTTGGGGCATGGTGTTTGAGGGCATTAAATCCGGCGAGATTACCCTTAAAGCAGACAAGGTGGACTATACGGGTCCTTACCTCAACCCTACGGACGTGGAGTGGCCTGCTATGGAAGCCAAAAAGGCAGAGCTGGAAGCATATCGCAAGTTGGTAGCCGCTGAGAAGCAACGGGCTATGGACGCTGTCTATTTGGACGAGAGCGCACAAGAAGCCCTTAAGGCTTTTGAAGCAATTTAAACAACAAAAGCCCTACACTCCGTAGGGCTTTTTCTTGACCTTTTGGCACTTTGGACATATAATACACTTACACAGAAGGAGAAGTGTATGAGAGTAGAAGTCAAAAGCCTATACAGAGTTCAATGCACAGAGTATGAAAGAGGCTATGGTCAAAGGGACATGGGTGTGGTGTTCTTTGACACAGAAGAAGAAGCCAAGCAGTTCTGCCTAGAATACGCCTCGGGTGATAGCGAATGCTACTTCCGAGCAAGCTACGAAAAGATCAACTAATTCTAGAAAGCCTAAAATGAAAAGCAAAGACACACAGATCTACAAGAACATTGGCTCTATCCAGGCAGTACAGGGTGACGAAGGCCGCTACTACTTCTACACTCACTTTGCTACAGGTAACACCTGCGACGAAGACACTATCAAAGGTGCCAAAGAGATGTTGGATTGGGAAGAAAAGAACCATCAAGAAGTACAGGCTGCGATCCGTGTGCTTCAGGGTCGAGGTTACAGAGTATTCAAAGAGGTTTGTTAATGGGATGGGTAGTCTACGATGCTCGTACGGGGCACATGCAAAAGTATTACAAGCTGGCCCGTACAGCCAAGAGTATCGTCACGCAGCACAACACAGAACGAATCTATGAGGACTGGATCTATCGTCCTCAGAGCACTTGGGCCTGCTGCTCCTATGCAGACTACGAAGGGATCTTAATGGGTCTGCGTGGGGAAGCGTTTAAGATGTGGCAGTTTGTTAAGAATAACCCGCAGAGCTAAAGGGTCTTTCTTTTTGGTTGACCTTTGGGCCTTTTGGTGCTATACTATAGGTATAGTAAGGAGCGTGAAATGATAACAGAAAAACAACGTGTTGTAAATGCCCTAAAGGGTTGGCAGTTCATCCGTGGAACCCATGGTTGCTTGTATGATCGTGGCTCAGCAGATTCCTACTACGGCCGTCCACGTCAACCTCACTACGGTGGAGTGGGAGGCGATTCCGGCCGCCGAGTCTCGGTCAACGATGCTGCATCCGTGGCCGAATACTTGGCAGGCTACGACTACAACGAGCGTTATGGAGACAAAAAGAACTATGATTAATCATGGCCTACAATGGCTGGGCACAGCCGCTCTGATCTCTATGTATATTGTGATGAGCTTCTTTCCTGAGCGATATCCGCTGAATATCCTCTTAGGATTACTGGGAGGTCTATGCTATTTTGCGTGGTCGTATCGTGTGGCAAATAAGCCACAGATGATCGTTAACTTCGCAGGAATAGCCGTGTGTGCCGCAGGGTTATTTCGTTATTTTGATTGACACTCAGGCACTTTGGCTATACAATTAACACATACGCTAAACAACTAGGAGCAGAAAATGGTTACACAAGCACAGGCAATGTTTGTATTTGTAGTAGGACTACTAATCACAATGTTGGGCACAGGTGGTGTAGAAGCCAGCATCTCTAACCTAGAACTTCTACAAGGTCTAGCAGTGGCCATCACTGGCCTAGGCTGTATGGGCTGTGGTGTGCTCATGCTTAGGCAAGCCGAGGACTAATATGGAAGCCCTAGTTGAAACAACTGGGGGCCAGTTCCCCGCGCACACATATCTACTAGACGGTACTACCCTAGTAGCCTATGTAAAGGTCAACGAAACTACGCCCGTCTATTTCAAAAGCGGTATCAAGGGCTTTGATAAGCGTGGTAGGCAGTTCGTTAAGGGTAACATCAACTTATTCAAAGTAAAGGCAACTAATGACACAAGATCTGTCCAAGGCTCAAAAGGCCAAGTCTACTCAGTCAACGACGCAGAGAAAACCTGTACCTGTCCAGGATTTACATTTAGAGGTACCTGCAAACACTTGGGCTAACATGATAAAGGTATTGATGCAATGAGCATACAACTACACGGACTGACCCGCCAGCAGTATCAGATCGCTGACATGATCTGGAGCTGTGAATCACAAGAGGATGTTCAACGCTTGATCAATAACCTGCCCGCAGAGTATAAGAAGGACGCTGTGGTCATACACGATCTAATGATAGCAGCAGTCATGGACCAACATATGGAGATCACTGAAGATGTTCGTGCGCTTATTCATAGTATTGCTAGCCGCTAGCTTAACAGCCTGCACAGCCTTTAGGGATCCACGTGATGCTGCGTGGGATCCTAGGCAGGATCAAGGTCGTTACCTTCACGAACAGATTCCAAATTGGCAGCATGAAGCCCTCAGAGTCTGTGGTGGTGGTGACCGAGTGAGGAGACCTGGTATGACCGATCGGTGTTGATGGTCGGTCGGTGGTCGGTGGTCGGTGGTGAGGGGTAACATATGTTAGTAAGTACTAACAAGCTAGTAAGGGGTAGCAAATCACCACCCTGAAAAGAAAAGTACTGCCCTTAAAAATTTTGCGCGGCCAATTTTTTCC